CACAGCAGTTACACTCAATAAGCCAACTGGTCAGATTACCATGAATAACGCGGCATTAGCGGCGGGGGCAAGTGTAGTTTTTACGCTCAGTAACACTTTTGTTAATTCAACAACAATCCCAGTTGTCACGACTGACGGGTATACAAACTATCGTGTTGAATGTGCTGCTGTAAACGGATCAGGTCAAGCGTTTATCCGAGTAACCAATGTATCCGGCAGTAATTTAGGAGATGCTGTTGTTATCAACTTCGCCATCATCAAAGGCGCAACATCTTAATCAGAGGAAAAGAAATGGCCGATTACAAAGAAACTGACGTATCCGGTGTCGCATGGCAACGGGCGTATCAAATCCTGATCCTGAACCCACTGGACCAACCAGCGACGGTGCGGTATGACGAAGAGCAGGTGATTAACCTCAATGATGGACAGATCAAGCAATTTGTCGGCAATCTGGGCTACACGGTAGACCCGCTCGGCATCATCGAACTCCGCGACCCAGAAACCTTGGAACTGACCGGCGAAACGATCCCGGTGGCGACGGTGCATGTGGCCCTGCTGTCCGACTATATCAATCGGGCGCTCCAAAGAGACTCCGAAGTCAACCTGATCCCGCCGGTCGTTGAACCGGCACCTGAAATCACTGAAACATCCGAAGAGGAATAAACCATGCCCGAAAAAATTACGCTTTCCACCCAGCTTGTAAACGCCGTGCTTGCCTACCTCGGTAGCCAGCCCTACCAGAATGTCGCGCAACTTATCCAGGGCATTCAGAGCGAAGCGCAAGGGCAGGTCGCGGCCCAAGCGGAAGAACCGGCGGCTGAGTAACTTGTACTGAGCGAAGTCGAAGTATGTCCTTTTACCTCCTTCTTGAGACCGGCGACCGGCTGCTGACCGAGAATGGCGACCGCATTCTGCTGGAGCAGGCCCCGGCAGATGTGGCGTACTTTGTCCGCCGCTTCACGCATATCTTCCTCGCGGAGATCGAGGCGTATGACCCGGCGACCGAGACGACCAAGACCTGGCTATTTGCCAGCGGGTCGGGTTTTGACAAGGCGGGGGATTTCTACACGCCGCGCATGGAGAATCCGGCGACGTTCAGCCGGTCCATGTCGGGCATCTCAGGGCGCACCGGGCAGTCGTTTGGCGAACTGACCCTGCTAAATCCCGACAACGCCATTGCCGCGTTGGGTGAGGACTTCTTCGACGGACGCACCCTGACGCTGAAGTGGGGCGACCGCGATGGCACGTATGCCAGCTTCCAGACCATTCTGGTGGCGACCATTGAAACGCTGGGCATTGAGAAGGACCGCTTGAGCTTTCGCCTGCGCGACAAGGCCATCACGCTGGACCAGCCGTTTGCGACCGTCAAGTATGCGGGCACCAACGCCCTACCGCTCGGCGTGGAAGGCACGCCCGATGACATCCAGGACCAAATCAAGCCGCGCCTCTTTGGCCGCATCGCGCTGATGCAGCCGGTGCTGGTCAACACCAGCCAGCTGATTTATCAAGTCAACGAGCAGGCGGTGGATGCCGTGCTGAATGTGTTTGACGGGGGCGCGTATCTGACCAAGGCCAGCGATTACAACAGCCTGTCGGACCTCTACGCCTTTGACCCACCCGCAGGCCAGTGGCGGGCGTTTCCACCGCTGGGGCTGATTCGGTTGGGGTCCACGCCCATCAACACGCTGTCGGTATCGGTGGTCGAGAAATGGGACCACCTCCAGAATACGGCAGCGGGACTGATTCAGCGAATCCTCACCGAGAAGGGGGTGACGAACTGGGTATCCGGCGACTTTACCCTGCTGAACCAGAAGAACGCCGGTTCCATCGGCATCGTGGTGGAAGGCGAAGAGACGACGGCCAGCCTGCTGGATCGCATCTGCGCCAGTGTCGGAGCCTGGTGGGGTTTTGATGCCTTGGGCCGGTTCCGCGTGGCCCGCTTTGAAGCCCCGGCTGGATCACCTGTTGCTACGCTGACCGATGACCTCATCATTGATGCCGAGCGCCAGCCTGAGACGCAGTTGCCGTTCTGGTCCGTCAAGGTCAAGGCAGACATCAACCATATCCCGCAGGACAAGAATGGCCTCGCCGGAGTGGTGACAGAGGCCCGTGCCGCGTGGCTGAAGGAAGCCAGCCGCGAACAGAAGGCCGAAAACGCCACCGTCAAAACCACTCGACTGTTGGCCGATGAGATCACCTATGACACGTCGCTGAACGGCATCAGCATCGCCCAGGCTGAAGCGGCCCGACGCTTGAACCTGTACGCGGTTCGCCGCGATGTCGTCAACATCACGCTGGCCAATCCGCAACAGCATTACACCTCGCTGGATCTGGGTGCCGTCGTCAATCTGGCTTCGACCCGTCTCGGCTATGGCACCGGGCGCCTGATGACCGTCACCAGCGTGGGTGTGGACTACCAGACCAATACCATCGACCTGACTTTGTGGGGATAGCATGGCTTTTATCTTGGGGTACGCGAATCAGGTAGACGATGCGCCGGTTTCTGGAGGCAGTTGGGAGGCGGCCTATCCGCTGACCAATATCAAGACCCGCTATCTGTTTCAGCGAGCGCGGTCTACCGATGACTTGGCCACCAGCAGCACGATGGTCATCGACACGGGCGAAAACCAGACCATCGGCGTGGTGGCCTTGATTCGGCACAACATCAGCAGCAACGGCACGGTGCAAATCCTCGGTTATGAAAACGCGGGGCTGACCGAGTTGGCCTATGACTCCACGGAACTGTCGGTGTATCCGGGCGGCGAGTTCGCCCATGCCTTCACCCCGGTCGCGGCCCGCTATTGGAAGATCATCATCGATGACAGCGGCAACCCGGACGACTATATCGAACTGGGGCGGGTGTTTATCGGCTGGAAGTTTGAACCGGAAGTCTGCACAGACTGGGGTATGTCCATCGGCGTCGAATCCAAGACGGCGGTGATGGAGGCCTTGGCGGGTCCCGAATACTTTGACAGCCGCCCGAATCGCCGCATCGTTACCGGCCAATGGTCCTGGCTGACGCAGGCCGAGGCGCATGGGGTTTATCTCAGCATCTTGCGTCAGCAGGACGTGGAGAAGGAGGTCTACGCCATCTTCGACCCGGACACGCCGTTTCCTGACCAGTGCTGGTTTCTGGGGCGATTCAGGGCACTGAATGCCATCGAGTGGCCTTACCTTGACCGGCACTCAGTCGGCTTCGAGATTGGAGAGGTGCTGTAATGGCCCTCTATCGCCAAACAGCCACCCAGTTCATCGGTGAGTTCGCCAGCCATCCGGGTACCGGCTGGGTACTGATTGCCGCGCAGCCGACCGACACCCTCGCCAACCGCGTGACATGGTGGCGCAATCTGGACAAGGGGACCTTCACCTCCGCGTGGCATCCGTCCGAATTGGCCAGCGCCGAAGTGCCGGGGCGCGACACCAATGCCGGATCGGGCGTCAACATTCTGCCGAACGATTACAGCAGCTTTGAGTGGGCCGGGGCGATGCCGCCCAATTACACCAGCGGCATGACGGTCAACCGCACGGCGGCGGCCACCTATCACGGGCAGTATGGCGTTCGACTCACCACCACCTCCGCAGGTGGCACCGTCTGGCTGGCGGCGAGTGGATCGGACTTCAACATCCCGCTGGCCGCGTCATCGAAGTGGATCGTCTCGGCCCATGTCAGGCCGCTGACGAATGCGGCGGTCAGCTTGTCATTGCGACTCAAGACGCAGGGCGGGACCACGCATAGCGTCACCCTGACCTCGGGCGCATCGTCCACCGGCTGGGTGCGCGTCTCCGGTGTGCTGGACTTGTCGAGTGACACGTCCGCCTTCGGGCAATTGGGCGTCAGCCTCACGAACAACAGCACCAGCCTCGACATCGATGCGCTGATGCTGGAGGAGAAGATCGGGCCTTACGACACGGCCAGCACCTTCTACAGCCCGTGGGGCAATGGGCTGTCCGGCGGTGAGATCGGCGACGGCAGCATTGTCCAGGATAAGCTGTTTGGCGACCTGTCCAGCCGCATCAACCTCATCGATGCGTCGTCTTTGGTGCCCAATTCTGTCAACGCCCGACTTGCCGCCCAATACGACACGCTGGTTCAGCAAATCAGCGAAGTCTCGGTCGGCAACGGCCAGTTCGACTCGCGGATCATCTATTACTTCGACCAGGCATCGGACATCACCGGCTGGACCGGCACCAGTGCCTCGCTGGCCGTCTCTGGCGGCTTTTTGGCGGTCACTGCCACGGGCAGCAATCCCAAGTTCAAAACCGCCACCATCGCCGTCGATGGCAGCGCTTATCCGCTGGTGCGTCTCCGCGTCAAGCGCACGGGCGGCAGCGGCTGGACCGGCACCTTGCGCTACTACTATTCGGGCGGGTCGGCTGTGTTGACGGTGTCCGAACCGCCGCAGATCGGCAGCGAGTATGTCGAGGTGGATTGGGACCTGTCTGCCCAGACGCTGTACACCGGCAACACCATCACCGCCATTGAGATCCAACTCGGCACGGCCTCCGGCGACAATTACAGCATTGACTGGTTGGGCGTGGGTCGCAACGCACCCGGGGCGTCGTTCTCGCAAGTCGAAGCCGTGCGCGTGCTGTCGGACAACAAAACGCGGGTGTTCTATCAGAACGCGGCACCGACCAGCGATGCCAATTACACGCTGAAAGCCAACGACCTGTGGTTTGACACCGATGACGGCAACAAGCCGTACCGATGGAATGGCAGCGCCTGGGTCGAAACGACCGACACCCGCCTCGCGGACAGTTGGGCGGAAATCCTCGACATCCGCAACGCCACGGCCAACCCATCCGGTGCCGCCGCCCAGCGCATCAACAGCATCAGTGCCACGGCCAGCGCCAAAAACCGGACGTTCTACCAGGCCAGCACTAGCCCACCGTCATCTCCGACCACGGGGGATATTTGGTTCCAGACGGACCAAGGCAACAAGGCCCTCCGTTGGAGCGGATCGGCGTGGGTGGAGACCACCGACACGCGCCTTCCGACGGCGGTCAGCAGCATCACCAACATCGAAACCGCCCGCATCGGCTATTGCACCATCGGCGGCAACACCTCCGTGCATGGCGACAAGGCCGCGTGTGAAGCGGCTGGCGGAACGTGGAACGTCGGCCTGCCTTGGGCCACGGCGGTCAAGCAAGTCAGCATCACCGCCGGCAACGGCCAGTCGGCCACGGTGCAGCAGCAGTTCGAGACGATCTATGGGGCAGGGGGCTTACGAGCGCAATACACCGTCAAGCTGGACGTCAACGGCTACACCGTCGGCTACGGCCTCTTTAACGAAGGGCCAAACGCCAATGGCTTCATTGTCCGGGCGGACAAGTTCGTCGTCGGATCGGCGGGCAGCAATGTTGTCCCGTTTGAGGTGGTCAGCGGCATTACCTATATCAAGAATGCCGTAATTCAGGACGGCACCATCACCGCGGCCAAGATCGCCACCCTCAACGCGGACAAAATTACCTCAGGCACCATCGGCGCTCAGACGATCACGCTCAATGGGTCGTCTTCCATTCTGCGATCCAGTAACTATGTGGCCGGGTCAGCCGGTTGGCAGATTCGCGGCGATGGAGCGGCTGAATTTGCCAGCGCAGCGATCAGAGGAACATTGACAGCGGATAGGATCAGCGGGGGTACGCTGAACTTCAGCAACTTTACGGCGAGCAACATTAACGCAGATAGTATTACTGCCCGCACCATATCAACAGGAAAGATTGCAATAGGCGGCATCGGCACGGATAACCTGGCCGCCAGTGCGGTTACCAAGACCTATGCGGGTTATGGCAATCCCACCAATTCCATAGCCTATGGCGTTGCTGTAGAGGTTTTTTCACAAACTGTATCATCAAATTATGGCGATTTAGGCCCGGTCGTTCTTGGTCTTTCTGTCTCAGCCCTAAATCCACGATTTAATGATCGCGGCCTTTATATAAAATGCCTCGTGGTGTCGAACGACGGATTTTCCTTTTATCAAGAAGGTGCCTGTACGGCCAATACCTTTGCCTTAGCCGTTCCGATGATTGTGGTGCAACCAGCCAATAGCAGCACATCAAGAACCTATACTTTTTATGTTGAGTTTGCGGATGGCCTCAACAGTAGCGGTTCTGTAAATCGCAGATATTCAGCTTACGCCCTGCTGCTTCAGAGATAATCATGGATTCACTCACTGAGTACGAAACAGAGACAGGCCAAATCTTTATGGCTTACTCTTTCCCATCGGGTGAAGATGGCATTATCCGCCGAGAGGGTTTCTCGTATGTGTCCGGGTTTTACACCAACACCGACCACTACATGCTCAACGGTGAACCCACAGAACGCCCCACACAATCCACCACACTGGATGGCCGCAGCCTGACCGGGCTACCTGTCCCCGCCTTATTGCACATTGACGGCGAGACTTACACTGTCGATAACGGCGAGGCCGAACTTGAGTTTCCGCTACCCGGCACCTACCGGCTGCGCGTGGAGGCATGGCCGTTCAAGGATTGGGAGGGGGAGGTGACAGTATGAAGATCGTCTATCGCAAAAACCTCGACACGCTCAGCGTCGATCCGATTCAAGCCCGCGAAGCCATCCGCAGGGCAGGGTTGTTGGAAGCCGTCGAGACTTACATCAACGCCCCGGGGACTGATCCATTGGTCAAAAGCGCCTGGGAATACGCGCTGACATTCAAGCGTACCTCACCGACGATCTTGGCCGTTGCCGCCGCAATGGGCTGGAGCGATCAGGAGTTGGATGGACTATTTATTGCGGCGAGTCAGATTGAGTATTAGCGGTTGAGAATATCCGCGATGCTTGATGCCGTGGGGTTGTAATACGTCATCGCCATCTTGGGATTGGTCCAGCCGAAGGTTTTACACAAATCCAGAACGTCTAGTTTTCTGGATAACATCGTTGCCGCTGTATGGCGCGTATCGTGAAAGGTGAACCCGGATAAGCCGGCGCGGTCACGGTACTTTCTGAAGTTGGCATCCAGTGTCTGACTTGTCAGTCCAAACACACTCTCTGTTTCGTAATTCCGCATTTTGGCAATCAGCCGCAGGGCCTTGCGCGTCAGCGGGACATTGCGCTTCTTGGTCTTGGTGACGGGCAAGAAGCAGTAATCATCAAAGACGCGATCCCACGTCAATCCAGCCAATTCGCCTGCCCGCATCCCGGTTCGCATGGCCAAAAGAAAGCACACGGCGACCGACTGAGCGACAGTACGCACAGGCTTTGCGGGACTGTAATGCATCGTCCGCAGCATGACCCGGACTTGCGCGGGACTGATGACCACCTCACGGTGGTCTGGCATTTTTGGCTTGCGGATGTTCTTTATAGGATTGCTGTCGATCCAGCGCCATTCGATCCTGGCGCATTCAATGACCGCTGATATGAAACTGATCTCGCGCAGTACCGTTCCAGCCTGGACCTCACGCACCCGCGCATCACGCCAATCGGCCAGATGTGTAGTGTCCAGATTACGCAGGATTACACTGGCAGGAAAATGCGGATCTCGCCGCATGGCTTCTGCGCGGATGATTTCCCACCGCTGGCCGCGCTTGGTCGGTGAGACTTCCTTGATGTAGCGGGCGAGGGCATCCCCGAGTGTGTGCTTTTCCGATAAAGGCTTGCCCGCGTCCTCTCGAATCTCAACTTCACGCTGCGCAGCCCATATTGAGGCTTCGCGCTTGGTTGCAAACTGCCTGGATTCACGGGTGCCGTTGACGTAGAGGAAGGCCCGGTAGCCTTTCGCCGTCTTCTGGATTGAAGCCATGTGTAATTCTGCGTGTAATTTTTGCGTAGATGAACTACGCAAAAGTACACATGAGACGGGAATCTGCGTCAACCGCGATTTGGTAAGCGGTTGTTTTTCCTGTGTTTTCTCAGTGATTGAGAAACAAAAGGCAAGCAAATGGTGCCGGAGGTCGGCACCATAAAACTCAATGGCGGCGGGCCTTGCGTGTAATTTGTGTGTAGCGTGTGCGTAGTGATTTTGGCAACGAACCGGCCTAACGCTTCTGAAGCGCGATAAGACGGTCTACTTCGCAGGTTGGGATCATGCCGCACGGGTTCACGTTTACCCATCCATTACGCATACGATTACTCAGCGTCTTTCGGCTGATGCCTAACATCTCTGCTGCCTGGCCAATGTTGACGTGTGACGGCCTCGGGTGCGACTCGGCATAAAGCTGCACGGCCTTGGTTGCGACTTCCAGAACTTCAGCGTTCACCGTTCTCCTCCTGTATATACAAATCAATTCCATCCCGGCAAATCATGTTGGTGATCGGCGTCCGCTCCCCACCCGTGTTGCGCTGGACGTAGCGGGCGCAGGTTTGACGGCGGTCGCAGATTCGGTAGATTCCCGACTCTTCTAATGAGCCAAGGCAGCGTGAAACATCATTCAATAGGCGCATTGTCCCAGCCCTCTATCGTTTGCTGAGTCCGCAGCAGTTCCAGCAGCACTTCACTGGGCATTCCGTTATTGACCGCTTGGTTCATCACGCGGATTTTCTCGATCAGGTATTCCAGCTTTTCTTCAGTGGTCATTGACTTTCTCCAAAATATAATCGTGATTCCCGAACCCGTTAGTTGCCTCAAATATACTTTTCACGATCCGCTCCCGCTCCGCAGTCATTATTCCCCCACAAAGCCCTTACTTTCTCCCACTCCCGCTTGTCGCAGTCATCACCAAGCACTTTCATATCAGGGTTTCTTGCGTCCATGTCAAACTCATATTCAAGGTCACGCTGAATGGCGTTTTTTACCTTCTCCGGCCAGTCGTCCCAGTTCGAGAGTATCCAATCAGCGCATTCTCCAGATATGTAGGTGCGCCTTCCAACGCAGTATCTAGCCGCCGCTATAATCATCAGGCCATTCATGCCGTAGGCTTTGTTAAAGTTCATCACGCCCCCCTTATCCCGTTCTGTCTCGGCGGCTAGGAAAGCGTGGATTTCTTCCATGATTTCATTGATGTCATCAAATTGCGGTTCGTCTACAAAATCCCAAGCCTCAAGCGCCCGTTCCAGCAGTTCGGTTGCGTTACTCATGGCTTACACTCCGCTTGGATCTTGGCGAGTTCTATTTGAGTTTTGTTGTACGCACTAAAGGCAAACGCTCCGAAAATTACTAAAAGCGCTACAACTGCAAAAACTAAGTCTCCTTTGTCAAAGTTCATTATTCCTCCCAAGAAATCTCGTGGTATCTAAGTGCGTGGGGTTCTGCCGCTTTTGCTTCTTCTTCACTGACATAAGGACCCTTGCAAAACCTATGCTCAAACATAGCTAGCCAACCCGTCTTCCTGACGGGAGCCATAAATAAGTCGAGCCTGCTGTGATCGTTAAATTCATAACTGCCATTGGGGTACCATCTTTCTATGTGCCGGCCACTCGTTACCCCTACCAGTATAACTACTCCTTTTTCAGGAAGGTCGAACTTCGTTAGCTGCGTCACTGGTTTCCCTTCCCTTGTACAAACTGGCGCACCCGCCAAGGCCTGCTCTAAATCAAATGGCTTCATATTATTCTCCTGTTGCTTTCTTTATTGCGGCACGGGCTTTATTGGTAGCGTAATTTGAGTCCCTTTCTTCAATGATTCCAGAATAGGCAAGCATTTCTTTCAAAGCCTCTAGCAATTCCGGGGCGGCGGCAATTAGGGCGGCATCTGCATCCACGTCATTTGTCATAGCACCTCGCCAACGGATAGCACGGGCAACAACCGTTTCGGATTCGCCTTTACCAGCCCATACGTTTCGATAGGGCTGTCCGTACCCGTCATAACTTCCAAGATTGCCAATACGCCAAGGCCCCGGCGTGTGCTTGCTCATTCCGCTTTCCCCTGCATCATTGCCATCGTTTTCATCCACGTCGCGTAGGCTTCACCCGCGTCTGTGATGCGCTCACCCAAGAAGATCATGCCTTCTTTGTCCAGCCTCATGATTTCTTCGTTCTGTGGCTTGAATATAAGGGAACTGTGAGGTGCTATATCAGCGCTGGAGAGAATGCCCGCAGGCAGGTCTCCAGTGTTCACGATCAATTTAGTGTCCATTGCTTTCTCCTGTAAATAGGCGCCCTCGGCGGTTTGATCGACCGGACCATTTCAAAAGTTGAAATAGATTGCCGAGGGCAAAAGGGTGGGGCGGTTTTTTTTGCTGAGTGACCTCGTTAATGGAAGTCCCGCCCCATAAAGGGTGGGCAGCGGTCGTTTTGTTGAACCGTTAAAAGTAGGTTCCCGCCGCCCATTAAACTCATTCGCTGAAACTCTTCGGTAGCGCAGCTTTGCGATTCATGAACGCCGCGTGGCGCTCTTTCGCCAGGCACCCGCAGGATTTGCTGGCTCCGTTGCGCAGTCGGGTGAGCGCGACCCAGCGACGGACGCCACAGTCGCAGGAACACAGGGTTTGCCGTGCGGCCTTGACGTGGGTGCCTCCTTTGCGTTCGCCGCCGATGACTTGCCAGCGTCCGTAGCGGGTGCCGGGGTTGGGGACGGGATGGATGATGTTGGACATGGGTTACTTCACCCTCAACGACTCACCCTGGCGCAAGACTGCACCCGGCACATATTCACCGGCTTTCAGGCGTTCGCTGATGGCTTTCTTGTCGATCTTGACTTCCACCACTTCGGCCTTGAAATCATCCGGTATCTTTTGCGGATCAATAATTTCAACCGCTGGCGGATTGGCCTGAATACGGGCGGCAAACTCTGGCCATTCCAGTTTGCTTTTTCCAAGAATCTTCATGCTTTCTTTTGCGTAATCCTTGAGCCATTGGGAGCGCTTGCGCTTGGCGTCCAGGCGAGATTTCATAGCGTCCAACGCATCCTTGATGGCCTCGGCTTCGACTTCCAAATTCCGCGAGTAGGCGATCACCGCCTTGAGCTTGTCTTCGGCTTCACCCTCGATCCCTTGGAGGGTATCGGTAAAAAGGTCGGGTGATAGGTCCGATTCAGGATCAGTCGCCGCGTCCAGGGCTTGCATATAACGAGCGTTGATATCGTAAAGCGTGCTGTTCATTGTGGTCTCCAGTCATTACAGCCAGTGGTTAAAATCCGGGTCGGTATCGGCTTTTGTCGGTTCATGCAGTAGGGGTCTGATTCATCGGGCCGGGTGTATTCGGCGCATTCATGGCAGACCAGTTCGGGTACTTTCATATCGTGCTGAATCGGGTCAGTGAATCCATCCAGCCTTTGGCTGTGCATCCAGTGTTCACATAAGCCCCAGGCGTCGTCCTCGATAAGCCAGCCGATCTGCTCTTCGGGTAGTCGCTGGAAGAACTGTTGCGCGTCCGCACCGCCGATGGCTTTGAAGCGGGTGAAGAACTCATGCGGCGTCAGCATGGCGATCTCCAATGATGCGGTCGAGAATCTTTGGGTATTTGCCGCGAAGGTCGAGGCTCAATAAGACATCATGTTTAGATGTCCTTTTATCAATTGACTGCTTTTGCCAGTAATAACTCGCTGATTCGAGGGCTTCGTCTGTTGGGCCGGTAACGTACCAATTAACAATCCACCAGTTATCAGCCTGGCGTTTTGCCCAACTTCCATCCGGGTGGTAATCACAAACCCACTCCGTTGCAACCTTCACCGGCCACATACCGCTATCGTCAAAGTAATCAACTCGCGTGACGGGGTATTCGCTCCCAGGCTTCTGGTATTTACTAAACTCAATCCGCGTGACTTTCTGAATCACCGGCTCCCATTGCGTCGAGATGAGCGCGGCCTCTGACGCAATATCCGCAACTTTCGGCTTTGGGGGCGGGAATGCGTGACCACATTGCGGACATTCCAGAATCTTGGCGTGAACGATGGACTCACACTCGGGGCAGGTCTTGACGACCGGCTCGCCGGGTTCGCGGTCTTCCACGACTTTGCCGAGGTTGATGTTGGGATCATCCACGCACCCATGCCGCTCAATGTTCCCGGCGTAATCCAGCACCAGGCAATCGGCCTTGGCGTCGTGTGGCCGCATCCCTCGACCGAGCATTTGCAGATAGAGTCCCGTGCTGGCGGTCGGGCGTAGCAACACGATGCAATCAATCAGCGGAAGATCCACGCCCGTGGTCAGCACTCCGACATTCACCAGTGCGCGCACTTTGCCGAGTCGGAACTCATCCAGCATCGCCTCGCGGGTCCGCTTGGGTGTTTGGCCCGTGACCAGATGGTTGCTGATGCCGTGCTTGTTGAGTTCGTGGCAGATTTCCGCCGCGTGTTCGATGGTGCAGGCAAAGACGATCCAGTGGTTGCGATCACTGCCACGATAGGCCGCATCCTCAATGGCCTTGCCGGTATTGCCGTCCGCCATCATGGCGGTACCTGCATCACCGATGACAAACTCACCGCCGCGCTTCTTGACGGTCTCAAGGTCTACGGTAAAGCTGGTTCGTTTAGCCGTGAGCGGAGCCAGATACCCGGCCTCGATCAACGGCAATAATTCGATTTGAGCGCCGATGTCGGTGAATAGCCGACCTTCGCCCTCATGGAGATAGCCTGAATCCAGACGGTAAGGCGTGGCCGTGAATCCGACCACGCGCAATTTGCCGCCGTTGACCTGGCGCAGATGGTTGAGGAAACGACGATACCGACCCATTCCGGCGTGTGGTATCAAATGCGCTTCATCAATCAGCACCAGGTGAAATTCACCCAGTAGCGTGGCTTTATCCGCCACACTCTGAATGCCAGCAAAGATGACGCGGTTGTTGGTATGGCGTAAACCGATAGACGCAGAATAGATACCCGCGTCGCATTCGGGGAAAACCGCCAGCAACTTGGCGTGATCTTGCTCGATCAATTCCTTGACGTGCGTCAGTACCAGAACGCGCTGGCCTTGGAATTGCACCAGCGCATCGTGGATGATCTTCGCAATCAACAGGCTTTTACCTGAGCCAGTCGGAGCCACTACCAGGGGGTTATGCTCCACTTCCGGCTCATGCTTGCGCAGACGAAACCAAGCATAAAGCTGCTCGATCGCGTCTTGTTGGTATTGGCGAAGGGTTAGCATGACGATTTACCAGGGTACGTCGCTGCCAATATCGTCGGCCTCAGCCGGTGCGGCCTCAGGCTTCACCGATTGCAGCATCGGCATGTAGGACTTAATGCGGTTTTGCAGCTTGTCGGGGTCACGGTTATCCGGCTCCAGTGCGATACGCACCAGCATGGGCTTACCGTGAAGCTGTTCGGTGGTAGTCACTTGCATCTGATTGACCGCGTGACAGATCGCGCTGAAATTGCGCTGGGCGATTTCCTGCGTCTCCTGTTTGGCATGTTGCACACACAGCCATTGCTTCAGTGTCCGGTTCTTGTATTCGCCCTCGACGATCTTGAACTCCAACACTAGATTGGTTCCGCTGCCGGTCTTCGCCGGTTCCAGCGAAGAACTGTTGATGATGGCCTTGTAAGTCCCAGCCTTCATCGGCTGGAAGTCTTGCGAAGGCTCCACATTGGCGGCGTTAAAGCCTTTGTTGTTGCCGAATAATCCTGCGAGAGATGCCATAGTCGTTATGCCTCTTTGGTGGTAGTTGTTTCTGGTTGAGTCGCTTTCTTAAAGGCGGCCTGGAACGCTCGCCATGACAGCGGGAGTTCATGCGGGAGGCCATAGCGGTTGCCAGCAAGACAACCGGGTGAATTACCGAGGATCAGGATGTTGCCCCCGGTGGAGGTATCACTGAGCGGCTTACCGTCAGCGACGAGGAGAGGGATACGGGCGTATCCAATAATGTCCGCCCATTCCTTGAGCATGTCGGCAGCTCCGTTGCCATTCTTCGGCGTGTGCAGCTTGAGGCTGGCAACGTCATAGGGTTCGTGCAGGGGATCGTTGACGGTGACAATTCGCGAGTGGCAGATGACGATAACGATCATGCCTTTTTCGCGGTTGAGCTTATCCAGCAAAGCAAAGATGGCCTTCCAGATATTCATGGCCAGGGTGTAGCCGTTCCCGTAGCCGCCTCCCGCACGGATGATGTTGTCCACGCCTTCCTTCTTACAGACGGCTTCATGCACTAGACGCTCCAGCCAATCGGCGGAATCCAGTACCACCGTCTTGAAGTCATGATCTTCATTAACCAGCGTCATCAACTGTTGGCGAACGGTTTCAGCATCCAGGGCCAACGGGAACGCATCCGCGTCGATGCCGTTGAGTCCGTCTTCCGTGCGAAGGAAAATCGGCTTGGGCGCGCTGGCACTAAAGGTAGACTTTCCCGACTTTTCAGCCCCGTGAATCAAGATTCGCGGCGGCGTTTCGTGCTTGGTCTTTTGGATGGTGGCGAGTAATGAAGTCATGTCGTTTGCTCTTGGTTTAGTGATCTTTCCAGTTCTGCCTTTTCAGCCTGCAACCGCCCGATGTGCGCGGCCAGATTGCTGCACTCGGTCTGCAACTCTTCCAGTTCCAGGCTGATCTGTTGATTGCGCCATTGCTTGTGGCGTTGTTCCAAATCAGTCAGCCCGGCCCAATCCATCAGTCGGTTAAGAAGGGCGCTCATCGGTGCGCGTGCCACTTGTAGGGAATGGCCAGGTAGCTGAAGAAGCCGACCTTCTCGACAATCTGGTAAGCCTTGCGGCCCTTGCGGATAATGTCGCCGTGAAAGCGTGGGCGCCAGCTCCAGATGGATTGGCAGAGCTTGGGCCTGGCAAACTTCAGGCCAGCTACGTCGATGCAGTCTTGATTCATCATCATGGTTCGTCGTCCTCCTCGATGTTGGCGATCTCTTCTTGAAAGCGTTCTATTTCGCTGTCCGGTAGCAGCGGCATCACGTCCACGATCACCCGATCGACGCGCTGCCATTTGCCGTCAATAAAGGCTTTGCCTTTGGTTTCGTACTCGACGGCTTCAATCTCAACTTCGCCGCCTTCGGCTGGGCACCAGTTGTCGGGGTGCCCGGATAGGTTTGGGGGGATGTAGACGCTGGCTGTGTAGTCCACTTCCACTTCGGTGCCGTTCAGGTCTAGCAGGACGCCCATCAGCGTTCACCGCAGTGGATGCAGGCCAGCTTTTGTCCTTGCTGGCTGGTTTTGTATTTGGCAACTGCCGAGGATTTCTCGGCCATTGCCGCGTCATTCCCATCCATCCAGCCCACGATCAGAATCCCGCAGACAATGGCGATCATGGCAAAGCGTTCTTGTTTAGTGGTTTTGTTCATGTTGGTCTCCGAAAGAGTGGCCGTCCGTGGCCGAAGTGGGTTAAGCGGCAAGGCGAACGCGGGGTTTCAGTTGCGACCAAAAGCCAGCGCCGATGCTGTCCATGTCAAAGCGTCCGTAAAGCATCCCGCGAACGGTGTCGTCTTGTTCCCATGCGGTCTGATCCCTAAAAAGCTGGCTTACAAACTCAACCGCTCTGGCGCGGAGGTCATCGCTGATGTTGTTGTTGACGTGGATGTACTTGGCAGTCGGGCCGGTTTTGCTGTGGTCGTAGCTGTAGCAATCGGTCATGCCGTCAAAGTGACCCGCCTCGTATTGGCCACAAAAAGCCTCAATCTTGCGAATCACGGCGGGCGACTGGTTGTAAACCGTGACGTTGACTGAGTTGCCCATGCTGTATGACTTGCTGGTGACACGGGCGGCGATGCCGTTCTTCTTCAGTTCGGCGCGAATCAGGCTGGCTACGGTGGCGACTTCACTTCTATTCATCTTCATCTCCTGGTTGATGCCGTCTCTGCGGCGTTGGGAGAATAATAAAACCAAGGTAATGACATGTCAACACCAAGGTAATATAATTTCTCCACGCCAATTCCGGCGCAAGGAGACAAGCGATGAACTACGAGGAATTTCTAAAGGCCAAGGTGCCGATGGCGGTGGAGGATCAGGAAACGACCCAGATGCCGGTGCATCCGATCCTGAAAGCGCATCAGGTGGATATTGTCCGGTGGGCGGTCAAGCGGGGCAGGGCGGCTATCTTTGCCAGTTTTGGCCTGGGCAAATCTGTCATGCAGATTGAAATAGTGAAGGCTTGCCTGAAGCAGACCGAAGGCGGCAAGGGCTTGATTGTGGCCCCACTTGGGGTCCGTGGCGAGTTTCGTCGGGATGCCGCGATGCTGGGGGAATCCATCACCTTCATCCGCTCCACCGAAGAGGCGACCGGGCCGGGACTGTATATCACCAACTACGAAAGCGTTCGCGATGGCAAGCTGGACCCACGAGCATTTGAGGCGACCAGCCTTGATGAAGCGGCTTGCCTACGTGGCTTTGGGGCCACCAAGACTTTCCGCGAGTTTATGCGGCTGTTTGAGGGAGTCCGCTATAAGTTCGTGGCCACGGCTACGCCAAGTCCGAATGAGTTTATCGAGCTATTGGCTTATTCGGCCTATCTGGAAGTGATGGATGTCGGGGAAGCGAAGACTCGATTCTTTAAGCGCGACTCCACCAAGGCCGACCAGTTGACCATACACCCGCATAAGGAACGCGAGTTCTGGTTGTGGGTAGCATCCTGGGGCATATTTCTGCAACGACCGTCTGACTTGGGCCACGATGATACCGGCTACGCTTTGCCGCCGATGCTCGTCCATTATCACGAGGTAGAGGTAGACCAGTCCGAAGCGCATCCGAATCAATGGGGGCAGTTCCAGTTATTCCGGGAAGCGACTGGCGGCATTGTGGAAGCCGCACGGGAAAAACGCGAGACGCTGGACACCCGCGTGGCGGCTGTGGCCGATATTCTGGCCGATATGCGGAATTCGGATGGCACGCTTCAAGATCAGGTAGTGATTTGGTGTGACCTCAACGACGAGCAGAAGGCGCTGGAAAAGATGCTGAAAGAAGGCGGCTACAGCTTTTCCAGCCTCTACGGCAACCAATCTATCGACCTGCGCGAAACGCTACTGGATGACTGGCGTGAACGGCGGACGGCGGTCTTTCTTAGCAAGCCGGTCATGTACGGGGCCGGGATCAACATGCAGCAATGTCACACGATGATCTTTGCCGGGGTCGGCTACAAGTTTGCCGACTTCATCCAGGGCGTGCATCGGGTCTATCGCTTCCTACAAGCGCACCCGGTCAACTTGCATATCGTCCATGCCGAATCAGAACGGCAAGTGCTGCGCATCCTTCAAGACAAGTGGACTAGACATAATCAAACGGTGGACACCATGAGCGAAATCATTCAGGAATACGGATTAACCACGGCTGGCATGCGTGAAGCGTTGCAGCGGCAAATGGGCGTGGAACGGGTGGAAGTGACCGGCAAGGGCTGGACAGCGGTCAATAATGACTGCGTGATTGAGACGGGGCGCATGGCGGAAAACAGTGTCGATTTGATCCTAACCAGCATCCCGTTCTCTACCCAGTACGAATACAGCCCGAGTTATCACGACTTCGGCCATACGGACTCTAATCAGCACTTCTTTGAGCAGATGGATTACCTGACGCCAAACCTGTTGCGCGTATTGCAACCGGGGCGCATGGCAGCGATTCATGTCAAGGATCGGATTGTCCCCGGTGGTTTGACCGGGCTAGGATTCCAGACGGTGTACCCGTTCCACATGGACACCATCAACCACTACACCAAGCACGGCTTCGCCTATATGGGCATGGTGACCATCGTCACCGACGTCGTGCGGGAAAATAACCAGACCTATCGGCTCGGCTGGTCTGAACAATGCAAGGACGCAACAAAAATGGGCGTGGGAATGCCGGAATACCTGCTGCTGTTCCGCAAGCCGCCGACCAGTAATGAAAACAGCTACTCCGACAAACCGGCCAAAAAGAGCAAGCCGAATTGTATTGATGACGATGGAAACGAGATCCCCTTCGACCTCTATAAGCCGATTAAACCCGGCACCGGCTACAGTCGCGCCCGATGGCAGTTAGACGCGCATGGCTTTCAGCGATCCAGTGGCGACCGGCTATTGATGCCGGAAGAGTTGAGCAACCTGGCACACGATGTCATCTTCAAGCTGTTCCGCGATTACAGCATGACGACCATCTATGACTATGAGCATCACGTGAAGATTGGCGAAAGCCTGGAAGGGGAGATGCGGCTCCCGACCTCTTTTATGCTGTTGCAGCCGCAATCGTCTAATGGGCATGTCTGGACCGATGTGACACGGATGCGAACCTTGAACGGCAACCAATACAGCAAGGGTCAGCAGATGCACTTATGCCCGATGCAGTTTGATATAGCCGACCGGGTGATTGATCGCTTGACCATGCCGGGTGAAACCGTGCTGGACCCTTTCGGTGGACTGATGACAGTGCCTTACCGGGCCGTGCTGAAAGGCCGCAAGGGCTATGGGATCGAACTCAGTCCGAGCTATTTCTTTGACGGGGTAGGCTACTGCAAGGCGGCTGAAGAGCAGATGGCGACTCCCTCGCTGTTTGATACCTTTGAGGATGAATCGGAGCTGGAAGCGGCTTAACCTCTATGTACCATCGCGTCGGTAATTGCTGACGCGATGATCTCAATATCAGTGGCATTGGTTGATGTGAGCGCGTTTACTTCGCCACCAGCCGCCCTCAAAAACAAATGGAATTTTGGAGCTTTTGCATTATCCACGACCATAGCTCCAATGCCTGCAATAGCGACAAGTATGCCAATAACTAGAATTTTTGGCGTCATCGCAAGCCCAATCAGCATCACTAGAAAGCTCATGAGAAAACTGGTTTTTGGTTCTTCTGTGCGTACTTCAACCGATGTTATGCCAGACATCGCAAATGTCTGATTTCCTATCACCACCCGAGCATTGGTCACTTTGGCCGCATCACTGTTTAGAAAAATCGTTTCTTCTTGGGTCATAGCTAGTCCGGCAACCAATGTGATTTCATGGAAATGCCCACCACCGGATGAAATACGGCGATCTCTTGCAGCGGAAACGCATGGGGCGGAAAGGCTTCATTGATGGATAGCAGATGGATCATGCCGTCGCGTTCGTAAAGGAACCGCTTCACCATCACCCGGCCATCAACATGCCTAACCAGAACGTCATCCCCCGACATGGGTGTCTTGTTGGGTTCCAGCACTACAAACTCGCCATCCCGAATCCTCGGCATCATGGAGTGGCCCCGGCAGCGCACGGCATAAGCGTTTGCGTCTCTCGTCTCAAACCGCACCACACCATCACCATGCCCGGTCGGACCGTCAAGCTCTGCCCAGTAACCGTCATCCCCTAGCTGGGCCGTGCCGACCACAGGGACGCGGTGACGGTAGGGGTTTGGCAGTTTTAGTCCAAGCTGGATGTTGTCGTAACCGGACTCATCCATACCTAACTCTTTTGGTAAATCACCAGTAGCCAACCATTGAGGCTGCACCTTCAAGGCAGCGGCAATTTCTAGCAGCTTACGGGATTGCTTGGCTTTACCAGAGGATAGCTTGTGGATGGCGGACTGGCTCACCTTGGCCAGCTTCGCCAGTTCTTCTTGCGTCAGGCTGAGTTCAGCCATCCGCAAATTTATACGATCAGCAAGAGTGTTCATGCGGATGACTTTATTACTTGAGTTATTGACTGTCCAATGACCAAAGTCATTGACACCAGACTACCTTGGTAATAAAGTGGCGCTCTATGAACGCTATTACAAGAGCAATTGAACATTTTGGTTCCCAGGAGAAGCTGGCCAAGGCTTTGGAAGTGACTCAGGGAGCCGTTTCCCAGTACGCCACTGGCCAGAAAAGGCCGTCTGCCGAGGTGGCTATCAGGCTGGAAGAAATCACTTGCGGCGAATTTAAGGCTGACGATGTGCGTCCAGACATCAAATGGGACGTCATCCGCAACTCACGCGCCGCTTGACCATGCTGCTCTTCCCCACCCGCTTTTCCTATACGTACAACTACGTATTACCCGCTCTGCGAAAGCATCGGGCTGAAGTCCCAGCAATGGGCCGTCGGGTATCACCCGGCGTCTGTTCTCTCACCGCCCTGCTGCCGAGGCGGACCAGTATCGGCAGATCCTTCTCTCCTCACTCCCCGTCGGGCAGACAGACGGCGGGATCTTTTTGAGGTGACCGCATGAAGGAACAAGAACCCCAAGACGCACCACCCCCATGCGAAACCTGCTTTCGGCGGGAACGCTGCGAGAAGGCGCCGGTGGACTGCTACCGATTCGACTATTGGGCCGAGACGGGCCGTTCAGCTCCGCTCACGGTGAAGGTGTCTGCATGAAGCGTTGCCCGCATTGCAAGACCGATAAACCTGAGAGCGATTTCCACGCAAACCGGGATCGTCCTGACGGCACCCTGCAAGCCTGGTGCAAGCCCTGTAAAGCGGAAGGAATGCGGGCGTTACGCGCCTCTCGCACCCGTCAAGGCCGTATCCGCTACTGGTATCCCGCTTATGGTGAAAAGTCCCATAAGGCGAAGCTGACGAATGAGGACGTGCGGTTGATTCGCGGTCTGTTGCCGCATCTTTCGTGTGCCGAGATTGCCCGTAAGTTTGAAGTGAGCCGGTCCACGATCAGCGCCATCAAGAATGGCCGGTATTGGACGGAGGTCGCGTGAAAACCAGCCGCGTGGCCTACCTTGCTCCAGACGTGTGCCAACGCATTGATGATCTGCGTCGTCAGCGGCTTTGCGTTTCTGAAATATGCGACCGACTGGGCATAACCAAATCATCAGAAATGAATGCCGTCAGCGTGTTTTGCGCTGACCCGTCATTGCGGAGATTCCAGGTCGGTATCGAATCGGGGCCGCATTCGAGTCCTCACAAAATCAGGACTGGGAACTGGGCGTGAGCAGCGTGAGCAATATCATCCATTTTGATAAGGCGACCTTGTTGAAAGCGGCGCTGGATTATGCCCGTATCGGCTGGCAGGTCTTCCCTACTTACGGGATTAAGGAACTCGATGATGGCAGCCATCAATGCCGTTGTGGGGATGTATCTTGCAAGTCAGCCGGTAAGCACCCGTATGAGCGGTTTGCACCGCAAGGTCATCATTCCGCGACGACCGATGAGGCAACGATTCGGAAATGGTTTAGCAGTGAATCCGATCTGAATATCTCGATCAGCCTGGAGCATTCCAACCTGGTGGCGGTGGATATTGACCCGCGCAACGGCGGGCTGATGACGATGGAGGCATTGGAAGCCAAGCACGGTGATCTGGTGTCTGACGTGCTGCAACTGACCGCAGGCGGCGGGGAGCATCGGGTGTTTTCCATGCCGAAGAATATGGGGCACCTACCCGGCAAACTCGGGGCAGGCGTGGACCTCAAGGCCAATGGCTATATCGTGGCGTGGCCGTCGTTTGGCGTGTCCGGTCTGCAATATGAATGGGAGGCGTCATCTGATCCTCTGGATGGCGCGATTCCTTCACCATTACCTGACTGGATCAGAGACCTGGCCTTTGAACGGGTTGAGCCAACGCATCAACCTGGGAGCCGGTTTGCGACACAAGAGCAAATCGATGAGCTGCAATCGGCGCTGACTTTTCTGTCAGCCGATGACTACCATCAGTGGGTTAATTTCGGCAATGCACTGAAGTCTCTCGGCGCTGCCGGGTATCAGATATGGGATGAATGGTCACGCCGGTCTGAAAAGTATGACGGCAACCAGATGGGCCATAAGTGGCGGTCGTTCAAGCCGGGTGCCTTCAACATTGAGTCGATCTTTCATGAGGCTATGGCGGCGGGGTGGCTGAATACCATCAAGATATCGCCAGATGTGGCTATGGTCGAACCCGAATGCCCACCCATTGATGAGTTACCCCCCGACTACACCTATCAGCACGAACAAAGCGATTTCGATGGCGTATTTGATGCGCCGATTCCTGGCGTATTGGGTGAGTTTGAAGAGTGGGCCTATCGCTCATCATTGAGCGCAACCCCATCAAGACATGCTGCGCGCATGGCAGCACTGGGGTTTGGGTCGATTGCGCTGGCACGCATCTATAAAACCCAGCGGGACAATTATTCCAGCCTGCTGTTGTTGCAGATTGATGATTCTGGTGGCGGCAAGGAAGACTTGAAAACCGCCATTGACAAGGCCATGCGCTTGACTGGGTTACATAGCACCCGCATGGGAGGAAGCTGGTACACCAGCGATATCGGTGTCATTTCGGCGCTACATGATAAGCCCGCGCATATCACCATCGTGGATGAGTTTGGCTTGAAGATTGCCAATTCACGCAAGAAGGGCAACTCAACGGCATCGTCTGCGCTGTCTGCGGTGATGGAGGCATCGACGAAATGCCATTCATCTATCAGTTCAACCGCTGCTGGCACTCGCGGACTGAGCCGCTCCGATGCGGCCAAGATGCAGATGACCATCGTCAACCCGGGTTTGTCCGTGGTGGCGATGTCAACCAAAACCAGCATGATTGAGGCGTTAACCTCTGACGACATTACCAGCGGATTCTTGAATCGCTGGGTCATCATGGTCAACCCGACCGTCACAGAAAAGCCTGATTACAGTCGATTCTTCGATGCACAGCCATCGTTCCCGTTACCCGAATCCATTCGGAGATGGGTAGACACGCATTGCCCACTGGCAACGCGGCTGGGTGGTTCAGCCCCTGAATGCGAAGACGCAAGTGTAGACGTAGACGCCACCATTATCCCTTTCTCAAAACCGGCCCAGGCGCTAGTCATCCAATATCTGGATGACATTGAGCGGATGAAGTTGGGGGTATTTGCGAGCGCACCGGAAATGACCAAGCGCATGAATGAATCCGCGATGCGGCTTTCTCTCATTGTGGCCTTGAGCGATGGGAAAAAGACTATCGGCGCTGAACACTTTGCTTGGGCGCGTGACTTCATTACCAGCCATCAGATTGCCGCTTTCCGGGTATTGGCCAGCCAACTGGCTGGTACGGAATTTGGAAAGCTGCGTAACGCGATTCTTGAGTTCATCCGATCCCGCAATGACGGCAAGCCGGTCACGCGCCGCGATCTTGGGCAGTCATGCCGCTCATGGAAGGAATCACCCAAGCATCTCCGTGATTCGGCCATTGCTGTGCTGATAGAGGACGGGTTGATAGCGCGGGCCGATGCAGTCACGACTGCTGGCCGCACCGTCATCACGTACCAGGGCGTTAATCACGATACGGCAGACGATGATTCATAAGCGTAGACATGAGGACAAGTGTAGACACGCTGTTGTCTACACCAAAACCCGCGTCATCCGTGGCGTACAGGCTTGCGTAGACAAAAGACGCACGTTAATAAACACCTCCTATCTACCCCATATAAATATAAAAGAGAGAGAGAGTTATCTCCTGTCTACATTAAGGCTCTATGCCAGTAATGGCGGGCTTCTTGGTGTAGACAAAATTTTGTCTACACATGTCTGCACCAGCACATAAGCCATGCCCCGAAAAGCCAGAGTGGATGCCAACCAGGAAGAGATCGTCAGCGCGTTTAGAAAGTGCGGGTTCTCTGTCACCCATTTGCACAGCATCGGCAAGGGAGTGCCCGATTTGCTGGTGGCCAGGAACTGGCACACGGCGCTTGTGGAAGTGAAAGACGGCAACAAGCCACCCAGCGCAAGAAAGCTGACTGATGACCAAGAGCGGTTCATCGGTAAGTGGCGCGGCGTTGTGCATATCGTGGAAACCGTAGATGACGTGTTGCGGATTGCTGGGGAGGCGGCGTGAAACCCATCCTCACCCACATCCTATCCGCAGCGCTGGTCATGCTGACACTGTTGGCGATTGTGGCAATGCTGCCGTTTGGGATTGTCATCGCCTTATTGAATCAGGAGAAAAACCACGATGCAGGATGAGACAGGCCAAGCAAAGTACGGAACGGATTCGTATTCGTTGACGCTGTTTAACGATCGAGGCGCAAAGCTGGCGAAGGTCTGGCTGGGCAATCTTGGCTTGGTACGCGCCACCGAGATTGCACGGGAAAAAGTACAGGCGGGCGAGGCGCATTCGTTCGTCGTGGAGCGCGTGCTGATGAACTCGATGGACACTAGAGAATCGTGGCAAGCAAAAGGCACGGGTAGATATTCAGACGGTAAACCTTACGAGGGAAAGTGATGAGTAACTGGGCAGAAGATCAAGCGCATTTCATGCTGGCGGGCGGGCAAACCGTCAACCGGATCAATCAGGATCAAATGGAGCGCTACAAGCACCACATCATCGAGGAGGCTAACGAGATCGAAGATGCCTGGGCCGAGGGCGACATGCTGAAGGTGTTGGATGGGGCGGTGGATACCATCGTCGTCTGCATCGGCCTGATTCGCAGCATGGGTATCAATCCGAATGAAGCCTGGAACGCGGTGCATGGGGCGAATATGCGGAAGGTTGTGGATGGGAAGGTATACCGCCGCGCTGACGGGCAGATTGGTAAGCCACCCGGCTGGTACGGGCCTGAGAATGAACTGAAGGTGATGCTGGATCGTGCGGGGTTTAGCCAGAAATGAAAGCATCTGATTTCTTACAAGCTGGCCTTGATGCAATGAAAGATCGTGCCGAAGTGCGTGACCAGCCATCGGGTGAGCGGAGTGCAGCGCGCGCCGCATCAATACTCAGGGCATGGACTGGTAAAGATTGGGTTGAGGCTGACGTATGGCGTTGTCTCATGGCCGTGAAGATGGCGCGTGAATCGCAAGGGCAATTGCATATCGATGACCTCATCGACGGTGCGGCGTACTTCGCGCTGTTGGGTGAGTGCAGGGTGAAGACGGAAGGCACTGGCAATGACTGACTTCTTGCTACTAGCGCTGTTAGGTGTTGGTCTGTTGGGATTGTGGTGGTGATGGTGTTCGCTGAGAAACGCGCGGGTCCTCCCGCGCAACCTGCGGGGCGGGTAGTGCGAAC